TCTTCCTCAACTACCATTACTTTGACAGGTACTGGTTTAACTTCGGCCTTGGTTTCTGGTTCTGATGTGTCTTATATTGCTGCAAACGGGCAAATCATTCACACTGGTTCTTTTACCACCACCGCCAAAGTTGCTGGAGATACCTCCATCACCATTAACGTAGCAACGTCTGCACTGGGTTTGACAGCAACTCCCATCCCTGCGGCCTCCACAATCATCTTTACTCAGTTCCCTGAAATGTTGGTTAAATTCAACTCTCCGGGTTTCCTTGGGTATCAAACGGCTCTTGCTGTTTAATAAGGAGCAACTAAAATGGCTATTTCACGCGCACAACTATTGAAGGAACTCCTTCCCGGACTGAACGCTTTGTTTGGTATGGAGTACGCTCGTTACGGTGAGCAACATAAAGAAATTTATGAAACCGAAACCTCAGAGCGTTCTTTTGAAGAAGAAACCAAGCTGTCCGGCTTCTCTGCTGCACCAGTCAAAAACGAGGGTTCTGCCATCGCTTATGACAATGCTCAAGAGGCATGGACTACCCGCTACAACCACGAAACCATCGCCCTTGGTTTTTCAATCACTGAAGAAGCGATTGAAGATAACTTGTACGACAGCTTGTCTGCTCGCTACACCAAAGGTCTGGCCCGTGCTATGGCTTACACCAAGCAGGTAAAAGCTGCCGCTATCCTCAACAACGGTTTCTCTGCCGCGTATGTCGGTGGTGACGGCGTTGCTTTGTTTAGCACCGCTCACCCCTTGGTTAACGGTGGAACTAACTCCAACCGTCCTTCCACTGCTGCTGACTTGAATGAAACTTCGTTGGAAAACGCTGTTATTCAGATCGCTGCATGGACAGACGAGCGTGGTTTGTTGATCGCCGCCAAGCCCAAGAAGCTGATTGTTCCCCCTGCATTGCAGTTCGTCGCTACCCGCCTGTTGGAAACCAGCCTGCGTGTTGGCACAACTGACAACGACATCAATGCTCTGAAGAACAATGGTTCTATCCCTGAAGGGTATACACAGAACAACTATCTGACCGACACAAACGGTTGGTACTTGACAACTGATGTACCTAACGGTCTGAAGCACTTCGTTCGTTCACCCCTTGCTAACTCAATGGACGGTGACTTTGATACCGGCAACGTCCGTTACAAAGCCCGAGAGCGTTACAGCTTCGGTTGGTCTGATCCGTTGGGAATGTTTGGTTCCCCCGGTACGTCCTAAGAAGACTGAGAAAGGGGCCTTGTGCCCCTTTTTCTTTTGGTGTATATTGAACGCATTCCGGGAAACCCGGCGTATCAAACAGTCCCGGCTGACTGTCATGCAAGATTGATACGCTATAACGCATGGAGATATTCTTATGGGATTCGCAACTCACCTTGGCCCTTGGTTGTTGGGCACTGTTAAAAACACAACTGGCTCTACCTCTGGCACTATTCGCAATTTGGGCGCTACTGTTGTATCACAGTCCAAAGCCATTTTGTACACGGACATTACGGCGGCTACGGTTGCTTTTACGATTCCGGCAGGCTCACAGATTCTGACCGCTGCGTTTAACACCACTGTTGCTTACGCAACAACAACTCCTACATACGCACTTTTCTCTAATGCTGTTGCAATCAATACAGCAGCAAACGGAAGCGTGTTTACAAACACTGGCATTGTAAATTTGCTGCTTGGCAATAACAATGCTGCTGGCGCTGTACTGTGTAACAACGTAGGTACAACAGACGCAATCATCACGTTTACACAAGCCAACGTCACTGCCACATCTGGTGCTGGCACACTGACTATTACGTACGTTGTAAAAGGCAGCGATGGCGTTGCCAACCCAACCGCCACTGAACAGTAATTGATCTAGGGGGCTTCGGCCCCCTCATAACAGGAGATTAATTATGATGCAGACAGACGTAAAAAGCGGCGCGGCAGCAGCTAATGCAACCACCACCATTTTTGCTGGCCCAGCCCGTATTAAGGGTATATCCATCAGCTATTCAACAGGTGCAACGGTTGTTTTGAATGATGGTACAGCCGGTACAGCCATGTTCTCGTTTACCGCGCCAGCGGCTGCGGGTTCTATCTACATGGTGTTTCCCGGAGAGGGCATTAGATGTAGTACCAATATTTCTGCTGTGGTATCTGCGACAACAACCGCAGTGGTGTTCTATGGCTAAAAAGACTCCCTCCCTTGCAATTGGTCGTGGTGAAAAACTACCCGCTTCCAAGGGGGCGGGCTTGACTGCCAAAGGCCGTGCCAAGTACAACGCAGCAACAGGAAGCAACTTAAAGGCTCCACAGCCACAAGGCGGCAAGCGCAAGGATTCGTTCTGCGCCCGTATGTCTGGTATGCCCGGCCCGATGAAAGATGAAAAAGGCAAGCCTACCCGCAAGGCGGCTTCTTTGGCAAGATGGAAGTGCTAAGGTAATTATGGCTGACCAAAAAAAATACAATTTTAAAACCGTTAAAAGGCCAGATGGCTCTTTGGGGTATTACGTTAACGGCACTGAGCTGCAAGATGAAACTGCGTACAACCGCATTAAACAAAAAGCAGATCAAACTGCCAACCAAGTCATGCAAGGTGTGGAGTCTGATTTTGATTCTGCTGTAAACAAGCCAAGTATTAGCGGCGTTGCATCTGAACTAGATAGTATGTTTAAAAAAGCAAAAGGCGGGATAATTAAAAGTTCCGCTTCCAGCCGTGCAGACGGATGCGCAACAAAAGGCAAAACAAAAGGTAGGTTTGTATGAATGAACAGAACCAAGAAACTCTGAAGTATGCCCTTGATGGCGCGTCTCTTCTCACCGTCATAGGAACGCTTGTGGAATTCTTACCTGCCGTCTCGGCACTGCTTAGTATTATTTGGGTGGCAATCCGCATCTACGAAACCGAGACCATGAAGAAATTGTTGAATCGTAAGAAAGACGACGATGCCAGCAACAAGCCCTAAACAGAAGAAGTTTATGGATGCTGCGTCGCACAACAAAGCGTTTGCCACACAAGCGGGTATCCCGCAGAAGGTGGCAAAGGACTTCAGCAGCGCCAGTAAAGGCATGAAGTTTGGGAAGGATCGTTCAGTCGCAACCCGTGCTGATCGTCAGACAATCAACAATCCTAAAACCAATCAAGGTAAACAGGAACTTTTTAAAGAAGGTGGAACTATGGCAATGAAAATGAACCCCGGTTTTATGGCAATGATAGCTAAGAAAAAAGCTGGAGCCAAATCAGAGATGCCTTCTAAAATGGGCAAACCTGTAATGAAAAAAGGCATGGACACTGCCAAAGATGGCATGAAGATGGCTAAAGGTGGTGGCATTGAGTCCAAGGGTAAAACCAAGGGCAAGAAGATTACTATGAAAATGGGCGGCAAAGCCTGCTAAAAGGAGTCAATCATGGCAAAAAGAAATAATTTAGCTGCCTTGGCCGCGCTTGCTGGGCTGGGCTACGCGCTTACAAGTCAATATCGCAATAAAGTTGATTTGACCGAGACTAAGGACTCAAATCCTGATCGTAAAGCTCGTCCAGACTCGACAGAAAACCGGTTAAAGCCACCGGCGCAGAGCATCGCTGCCGCAGATAAGTCGGACAAATCCACTTCCATATCAACCAAGGGGGCGTCTGGTACTACCACCCCGGGGCCAGATACGTCTGTACCTAATTTGGATGTGAAACCCGCGCCTGTCAAACCCCCTAAAGTGGTTACGGGCAGTGATTTGCCACCTGCTACACCACTTGCGCCAGTTAATCGGACTTTTGAAGACCCGAAAAAACAAGAAGTTTATGACACTTTGAATAAAAAATCTGGGGCTAATACATCCAGCGCTTTGCGCAGTGACCAACTTGCTGATGTCTCTCGCGCAGTAAACCGGGAAGCTAAAACGAGTAAAGCCCCCAAGGCGATTCCGAAGGTAATGTTCCCGCCTTTACCCGAGACTATACGGCTGATTATTCTGGTGGTAAGACAAAATCGAATGTGGCAAAACAAGAAATGTATGACACCATGAGTAAAAAGTCTGGGGCCAATACACACAGTTCGGCCAAGACGGACGCACTGGTTGTAGCTTCTCGCGCAGCCAGAGCTGCTGAGGCTAAAAGACGTGCGGCTAAACAAAGAGGATATAAATCTGGCGGTATGGTGGCTAAGGCTTCGTCCGCATCCAGTCGTGCTGACGGCATTGCCTCCAAAGGCAAAACACGCGGCAGAATCTGCTAAGGAACAATCATGCCAAAAATTGGTAGACGACCACTGGATGATGAGCAGCTTGAAGGTGGCGGCGCAGGCGCAGGTATCAGCGGAACTAAATACAGCAAGATGCCTTCTTTGAGAGGTAGCGCCAGCACAATGGGCGACCTCAAAAAAATCAATAAGGACACCTCAAGCTTACGCGGTAACGCCAAGAAGGTGACTGAAGATGCCCAAGACCGAGCAGCAGCCCGAACAGGTGTTCGTGCAGCAGGTGCTGGCGCAGCCGCAGTAGCCGCAAAGATGGCAACCCGTGAAGCAGCAGCAGACAACTCTGACTACTCTGCCGATCAAAACAAGGCTGGCCCCGCAGGAATTGGAGCAATCATTTCCGGTAAAGGTATGGCAGGTGGCGGCATGACTGAAGATGATAAAAAAGCCGCCCAATACCGCAGGGAAGCCAAGTCTGGTGGTACTGACTCACCGGTTCCTTTTAGCGTAACGCAGGAGGCCGAGGACAAAAAAGCCGCTGCCAAGGCAGCTATAGCCCCTACAACCAAGACGCAGATGGGCAAGCCCTTTGCCAAAGGCGGCATGACGGCCTCAAGTCGTGCTGATGGATGCGCCTCAAAGGGCAAGACCAAGGGTCGATTTGTATGATGGCCTCTCGCGGCATGGGTGCAATGAACCCCAAGAAGATGCCGGGGAAGAAGACGATCACCCGTAAGGATGATCCGAACAAAGTCGCCGTGTATAAAGAGGGTGGCGAAACAAAAGATGAGTTTAAACCTTACATCCAAGGTGAAATTAGCTCTAACAAGTATGGTGTAGGTGGTGGCGGCAGGGCTGGTTTTACCAAAAGCATTGGCAAAGACGCAGACATTGGTGCGTATATTGAAGGCGGCGGATTTAAACCAGCAGATGATAAATTTAAAGGTAAAGTCACCGGCGGAGGTGTAACGTACACCAAGAGATTTGACAAAGGCGGAAAAACAAAATCTAAGGTAAACGAGGCGGGCAATTACACCAAACCTGATTTGCGCAAACGTATCTTTAACAGCGTAAAAGCTGCGGCAATCGTAGGTACGGGTGCAGGGCAATGGAGCGCAAGAAAAGCGCAAGTAATGGCTAAACGTTATAAAGCTGCTGGAGGAGGTTATCGTGACTAAACACTTTGAAACATGTCTTGTGTATAACAACGGCCCATGTGATTGTGGTGTTGAAGAACACACTACCGATAAACAAATTGATGATGAGCTTCTTGAAAAAGAAGAAGCAAAAGATTGAAAGCGCCGCAACAGTCCTTAAAAAACTGGGGCGACCAGAAATGGCGTACCAAGTCAGGAAAGCCTTCAAGCAAGACGGGCGAGAGATACTTGCCTGAAGCGGCTATCAAGTCGTTGTCATCAGCAGAGTATGCTGCGACAACACGTGCAAAACGTGCTGGCAAAGCTAAAGGGAAACAATTCGTGAAACAACCACCCAAGGTGGCAAAGAAAACGGCAGGATTTAGATAATGGCAAACACTTCCGGCGCAGTAAGTTTTAACCTAGACCTCACCGAATTGGTGGAGGAAGCGTTTGAACGCGCCGGTAGTGAGCTTCGCTCCGGTTATGACCTTCGTACAGCCAGACGCAGTTTAAACATCATGTTTGCCGACTGGGCAAACCGGGGCATTAACCTGTGGACGATAGAGACTGGCGTTATTGATCTTGTACAGGGTCAA